TGGTTTGAGACCATGCAGGATACCTTGAATAGTGCAGACGTTATAGTAGGTCAGAACTTTAAGTTTGATCTTACGTGGTTACGTGCATGTGGCTTTACTTACGATGGTCATGTGTATGATACTATGGTGGCTGAGTATATCTTAGCTAAGGCAAGACGTTGGTCACTTAGTCTAGACTCTCTTGCAAAACGATATGGTGTAACACCAAAAGAAAAAGATTTGGTTGCACCTTACCTTAAGGATGGTAAAACTTTCTACGATATTCCCTATGACATTGTAAAGGAATATGGTATAGCAGACGTACTCGCCACAGAAGAAGTGGCAGTAAAACAACTTGAAGCCTTTGGCACAACATTTGGAGAATTATTTAATGACATTAGTACCAACACTAAAGCTTTCGCTTGAAATGACTAACGTTCTTACTCGCATCGAGATGAACGGACTTAAGATAAACTTAAAGACTTTGTACGAAATTGAGAAACAATACAATGAGGAATTATCCTATCTAGAAACTAAGCTACAGACTATGGCTAAGGAAGCTATGGGGGATACTCCTGTTAACCTGTCTAGCCCTGACGATCGTAGTGTTCTTCTGTACTCACGTAGGGTAAAGGAAAAATCTCTGTGGTCGGTGACATTTAATCTGGGACATGAGATGAGGGGTAACACGATGAAGCCTAAGTTACGTACCCGTATGAAAGCTAACGATTTTATAAGGAACGTGAGAAACATGACTGACGTTGTGTACAAGACTGTAGGTCAGATGTGTGCAGGTTGCTTAGGTCATGGTCGTGTCAGGATGGTCAACAAGAATGGTCAACCAAGTAAAGTGCTTAGGGTATGTAAGCCATGCTCAGGTAAGGGAACTATCTACAGGTCTACCAATGAGGTTGCAGGGTTTAAGATTGTACCTCGTAACCCAAGAGATACTGCATCAGCAGGTTTCAAGACTGACAAGGTCACACTTGAGGATAGGTCACTTGAACTTAGTGGGGATGCCCGTGAGTTTTGTACTGCTTACTCTAGATACAATGCCATTCGTACTTACCTATCTACCTTTGTAGAGGGAATGAAGAACAACGTAGACGAGAATGGTTTTGTACATCCTGAGTTCATGCAATGTGTAACTGCTACAGGTCGTTTGTCATCTCGTAATCCTAACTTCCAGAACATGCCAAGAGGTACTACCTTTGCGATACGTAAGATAGTCGAGAGTAGATTTGAGGGTGGGTTCATACTTGAGGGGGATTACTCTCAGTTAGAGTTTAGGGTTGCAGGATTTCTAGCCAAAGACCCACAGGTTTACTCTGATGTTTTAGAGGGAACGGATGTTCACAACTACACTGCATCTATAATAGGGTGTAGTAGGCAGGAAGCTAAGGCTCACACCTTTAAACCTCTGTATGGTGGTGTTAGTGGCACTCCTGCTCAACAAGCCTACTACACAGCCTTTAAAGAGAAGTACGAACAAGTAGCTATTTGGCACAAGGAACTTGAAAAGGAAGCAGTCAAGACAAAAGAGATAAAGTTACCATCAGGTCGTGTCTATGCTTTCCCTGATACCAAGTGGACTGATTGGGGTTCAGCTACAAATCGTACTGCTATCTGTAACTACCCTGTTCAAGGGTTTGCTACTGCTGACCTGCTGCCAATTGCCTTAGTTGATCTGGATAAGGTGATGAGAAAGAATAAGATGCAATCAGTTATATGCAACACAGTACACGATTCAATAGTTCTTGATGTACATCCTGACGAAAAAGATCAGTGTATCAAGGTATTATCTGAAGCTATGTTGTCTATCTCTGATGGCTCGAAAGCTAGGTACGGCTTAGAATACGACATGCCAATAGGAATAGAATTAAAAATAGGTGATAATTGGCTTGACTTGCACGAAATAAATCAGTAAGGTTAAGTTACCGAAACCCAAATATAAAGGAAATGACATGGGAAATGATATGACTACGATCGATAACGACATGGACAATCTAGTATCAGCGTTTAATGATGACGATACTGCTACGTTTATGGAACTAACGGGACAAGCTAAAGCACCATCTAACAACACAGGACTATCCCGACTTAACATTAACTACGACACAGAGACAGACGATGGTGTCGCTTTGACTCGTGGCTCGTGGAAGATGTTTGTTGACGGGGAGTTCATCTACGCTAAGGAAGTTTTCATCCGACCTATCTTACGTACATTCGAGTGGAGTGTGTGGGATATGGAGCAAGGAACTTTCTCTTGCAAGTCTGTACAGAAGCCTACCCTATCAGGTGAGTTTCCAGACACACAAGCAGGAAACAAGTGTGGTAGGTTACCTAAGAAAGAAGAAGAAATACTTTCAGATGATGACCCACTAAAATTAAAGTCACGTTCTGCTACATGTAACCAAGTTATATATGGACAGGTCAGTGGAGATTTTGTTAAGGCGAATGGTGATCCTGCTAAGATGGACAACCACCCATTTGTTGCATACTTCAAACGATCAGGCTTTAAACCAATCAGAGAATTTATTGACGGACTTACAAGGCAGAAGAAGATCATGCAAAAGGTCGTCATAAAGTTAGCAACGGGCAGAGTTAAGAGTGGCTCAGTTGTATACTATATCCCTGTTCCTTCTCTCCATAAGGAAGTTGAAGTCTTGGATACAGATAAGGCATTGATGAAAGACTTCAGTGAGACTGTAAAGGCTCATAACGAGAACGTTCTTAATCAGTTTAGAGAAGCTCAGAAACTCATTTCTCCTAGTGAGGAACAAGACTTGTCGGCTGATTTCAATGTTAAATCTGCTTAAAATCCAAGACTACATGCAGAGAGCTACTAGGGGAGAAGTCACTATCTCCCCTAGTGCTACTCAAGACTTTGCAGATGAGTGCAAAGAGTCAGTTGATATCCAACTAAATAGGAAACGTGAGTACAGAATAAGGATGTCTGGCTTAGGTAGACCTCTTTGTCAGCAACTACTAGATAGGTCTGGTCTTGTTGAGGAGATGGACTACAACGCTCTGTTTCGTTTTTTGTTTGGTGACTTAGTTGAATCCGTTGCAGTTCTTATTATGGAACAAGCAGGAGTAGAGATTGTAGAGAAACAAAAGGCAGTCTCACTTAACATTGCAGGACAAACAATAAATGGCACACTTGATCTTATCTTGAGAGATGAGATGGGAGTAGAGAAAGTGTGGGATGTTAAGTCTGCAAGTGAGTGGGCATTTAAATTTAAGTACACTGGTTATGGTGGCTACGATAAGATAAAGGAAGATGATCCCTTTGGTTATATCATGCAAGGTCACCTCTATGGTGAAGCTACTGGCTTACCTTTTGGTGGTTGGATAGTTATCAACAAATCAAGTGGTGAAGTTGCGATGGTTGAAGCACCTGATTGGCAGGATGAAGACAGAAAAATCTACATGGCTGATGCCGAACAAAGAGTCAAAAGATTAATAGACCCAGACCCAGACTTTGTAAAACCATTCAAGTCTGAGTTTGAAACTTACAAAGTTAAGAGTGAAGTAATAAGAACAGGCAACAAGACCCTACCTAAGATATGTAGCATGTGTGGTTATCGTTCACATTGTTGGTCGAAGTCTCAGTTGTTTGACAAGATAACATCAAAGGCTAAGAATCCTCCTCAAGTATGGTATGATGTACTAAAGAAGAAAGCACTCTAATGCCAACTCTAATTCTGCATACCTACCAAACAAAGTTGTTAGAGTTAAACGATGAAGTTTACCATGCCTATGTGGAAGCAGATATTGAGAAGGGTGGTGGCAGGGACATAGTGTCTTTGAGACAACACGACAGGGGTATTCCACTTACGTTACGTGATAACTATTCGGAGTCTGGGACTCTTAAGGGGGAGTCCTCTAAGAGAGACATGGACAAACTTACAAAAGAGTTCCAAGCTATCAGCACTATCATTAACAACGGAAAGATTATTTGTATACCAATATACCCTCTCTTAGATGAGCTTGCTACAATTGAAAAGTACATACCTACTATGGCAAAGTACATACACAAGAATTTAGATAAGTTGAAACTAGGAAGAACATAGCTATGAAAAAGAATGTAGGGTACAGATCAAAGTTTGAGTTAGCCCTAGCTACCTACCTTGTTAACAACAAAGTTAAATTTGAATACGAAAAGGATAAGTTCAAGTACCTACCTAAGATAAGAACCTACAACCCAGACTTTTACATACCAGAGACAGATATCTACATAGAAGCTAAAGGGGAATTTGACACTGCTGATAGAATTAAGATGGTGCTAGTAAAAGAACAACACAAACATTTGGATATTCGTATGGTGTTTATGAACGCCAGAAATAAAATCTACAAAGGAAGCAAGACTACCTACGCTGATTGGTGTGACAAACACAACTACAAGTGGGCAGATAAAACAATCCCAATAGAGTGGCTAAGTAAATGAAAAAAGAAATGGATTCTATAATGACTTTGGAGAAGAACAAATATTACGTTGTTCTATCTGAAATGCCTGACGATAAGTTCCACATGGTAGCCTATGATACTACAGGTAAAAAGTATGAGACCCATGAGGATCATTCTGTTGCATCAATCATGCACGAAGGATTGTTAGCTCTTCTTAGAAAGAGAGGAGAAGAAGTGTTCCGTTGTGGTGAAGCTGAGATAGAGTTCAACTTTGTCGCAAATGAAATGGCAGTTGATTATTTGGATGAAACAGGAGAAAGACTTGACATGCCTGAAAATGTCATTAAGGTAGATTTTGGTAAAGAACATTGATGAGACACATAGAGTACATGATGAAGAAATTAAAAAAGACAGAGAATGATATCAAATATCTGTCAGGTAAAAACAGAGAAGACATGGTGAACAGCCCTGCCCACTACAATAAGGCAGGTATAGAAACTATAGATATGATAGAGTCCGTCACAGGTGATGGGTTTGAAGCTTATCTTCAAGGCAACATTCTTAAATACCTGTGTAGGTATAAGTACAAGAATGGGATAGAAGATTTGGAAAAAGCAAAGTGGTACTTGAACCGACTAATTGAAACAATAGGAGAAGAAGAAGATGGCATCTAATACGTTACCAACTTCCTACCAAGAGTTCATACACAAGTCAAGGTATGCTCGTTGGGTGGAAGATAAAGGAAGAAGAGAAAATTGGGGAGAGACAGTAAGCAGGTACATAAATTTTATGTCCAAGACCTTACTTGATAAACACAACTACAAGATAGGTAAAGTTGACTTAGAAATTATAGAAGAGTACATCACAAGCTTGAATGTAATGCCATCTATGAGAGCGATGATGACTGCAGGGGATGCTCTTGAACGAGATAATACTTGTGGGTATAACTGTAGCTACCTACCTGTAGATAGCCCAAGATCATTTGATGAAGCCATGTACATACTTATGTGTGGAACGGGTGTAGGTTTTAGTGTGGAGCGTGAGAACGTAGACAAGCTACCTACTATCAGTGAAAACATGCAAGAGTCTGATGTTGTCATTACAGTGGAAGATAGCAAGGCAGGATGGGCAAAAGCCTACAGAGAGTTAGTGGCTTTACTTTATTCGGGGATGATACCATCGTGGGATGTTTCTAAGGTAAGACCGTCAGGTGCAAGACTAAAAGTAATGGGTGGCAGAGCATCAGGTCCTGACCCTCTTGTCAACCTATTTAAATTTACCGTCAAGAAATTTAAAGGGGCAAAGGGTAGGAGATTATTTCCTATTGAGTGCCACGATCTTATGTGTAAGGTTGGTGAGGTTGTTGTTGTAGGTGGTGTCAGACGATCTGCTCTTATCTCTTTGTCTAACTTAGGCGATGACCAAATGAGACATGCCAAGTCAGGCGAGTGGTGGGATGAACCTGCTAGTAATATATATCGTGACGGGCAAAGATCAATGGCTAATAATTCTGTAGCGTATAAAGGTAAGCCTGATACAGGTACATTTATGAGAGAGTGGCTAGCTTTGTATGAGTCTAGGTCAGGTGAACGAGGTATGTTTAACAGGCAAGCTGCAGACAGGCAGGTAGCTAAGAGTGGTAGAAGAGAAACGGGACACATGTGGGGAACTAATCCTTGCAGTGAGATCATACTCAGACCCTATCAGTTCTGTAATTTATCAGAGGTTGTGGTCAGGGAAGTAGATGATCTGCTCACTCTTCGTAGTAAGGTTAGGGTTGCCACCATCTTGGGGACATTTCAATCAACTCTTACAGATTTAAAGTATCTACGAAAGATTTGGAAAACGAATACTGAAGAAGAAAGATTGCTTGGCGTGTCATTAACAGGTATCATGGATCATCCTGTGTTAGCAAGGATGACTGATTCTAAAGTATGGTTACAAGATATGAAACAAGTCGCAATAGATACAAATAAAGAATATGCAGATAAGATAGGTATACCAAGAAGCACAGCTATTACTTGTGTAAAGCCAAGTGGTACTGTATCTCAGTTGACTGACTCTGCATCAGGTATCCATGCTAGACACAGCCCATTTTATATCAGAACTGTACGTGGTGATAACAAAGACCCATTGACACAGTTTATGAAAGAGGAAGGCATACCTTTTGAGCCTGATATCTCAAAGCCTGACAGTGTTACTGTCTTCTCTTTCCCTACGAAATCTCCTAGTGGTGCTATCACTAGGTCTGAGATGAGTGCAATAGAGCAACTAGAACTATGGAAACTCTATGCACTTAATTGGTGCGAACACAAACCATCTGTGACTATTTCTGTGAGGGAAGAAGAGTGGATGGAAGTAGGTTCGTGGTTGTATGATAACTTTGATATAGCTTCGGGTGTATCATTCTTACCACTTGCTGACCACACGTACCAACAAGCACCTTATCAAGACATTGATGCAGACGAATACCTAGAATGGAGTGGTCGTGTACCATCTTCACTTGACTGGGATAAGTTTTCGATGTATGAAAAGGAAGACAATACAAGTGGTACTAGAGAATTGGCTTGCACTGCAGATGCCTGTGAAGTCGTAGACTTGAGTTCAAGCTGATGATTGAAATACCAATTAGCCAAGATTATCTTCGTCATGCGAGGGAAAAAGCTTCTTCTGTTGGCATACTGCAGGGAAGCATTACAGGTGGCACTAGTAATTTAGTAGGTGCGATAGGCGAGATAATTGTAGCTGATACCATTGGGGCAACTGAAGCGAACACAGTTAATTATGATTTAGTAAAAGACGGAAGCCGAATTGATGTAAAAACCAAACGGTGTAATACTAGACCACAACCAAACTATGATTGCTCAGTTGCATCACATGGGACTAAGCAGGACTGTGACAGTTACATATTCGTGAGGATACTTACTGATCTTAGTAAGGCGTGGATTCTAGGTAGCATATCAAAGAAGAAATACTATGAGGAAGCTACCAGATACAAAAAGGGTGAAGTTGACCCTAGCAACGGTTTTACGTTTAGAACCGATTGTTATAATTTACAAATAAGCAAGTTAGAGCCGATCAATGAAATCAAAAGTCAAAGCTAAACTCTTCTCATTTGAAGCGTTCCTGAATAGGGATGGAAACGTTGAGTTACTATCAGACGCAGTAGACGTAAAAGAATTTGAGAAGACCATGAATACAGGACTTCCCATGTATGAAGGCACATACAAAATTGCCAAACTAATTGAATACCTCAGAACAAATGCAAAGGAAGTCATGGATAAGTCAGGCAGGTATCTGTAATGCAATGGTGGGAAATGTGGTTAGTTGTAGCCATAACGATAAACACAACGATCAATACCATTGTGTTCTTTAAGGGTCGTAAGATATCAAGACAGAGGGATAAGCCTACTTCTTAGCTTTTCCACCGTGAGCCATACCCATATCATATCTTTTCTTTTCAGTCATAGTACCCATAGGGTTTATCATGGATGACTGACCAGCACTGGACTTTCTGTTTTGTTCAGCTAATCCACCCATGTTCATTGGCTTACGCATATTTGCTCCACCACCATACATCATTCCTTGTCGGGGTCCGTTGTAGTAAGTCTTCATTGGGTACTCTCCTTAGTTAAAGTTTTATCTTCTTCGTATAGTTCTTCTAAAGGTTGTTTTTTTCTAGGCTGGTTAAATATACCCTCGAATAATTTACCCTCGAATAGTGGCTTGCCTTGATACTCCAAGTCAAACTGTGTTATTTTTTCTTTTGGTAGATACTCAGATGGTACTGATGTTCCTGTTCTTATTGCTTCTGTCACTGCAAATTCTTGTAACAATGTACCAAAAGTTTTAATATCGTCTTTGGATATAGTACGAGGGTTCTGTAACATCTGCCCTATTATTCTAGCTGCATCTTTGCTTTGTGCAGCCAAAACAATTATCTCATTTCCTTTTGCTATTAATAATCTAGCTGACATTTCTCCTACCACATAGGTGGGACTTACCATACCTCTAGCTAAGTTAAATGATCTGCTTATAAGTTCGTTAGGAGAAAGTCCTCTCACGTGTCCAGTTATATCATATCTAGACATTGATGTACCTTGTGCGTACTCAAAGTAATTTCCAATATCATCTAAAAATTCTATGTGGTCATCCTCTAGTCCTATTTCCTTAAGTATCTTTTGGGTATTAGGGTTACTTAAATCTTCTGCTAATTTACCGGGAGCAGCCATTTGACTTAAGTTAAAGGGTTGACCATCAAGTCCTGTTAAAGTTCTTTCGGCTCTTCC